GAGCAGAGGATGAAGGAGCCAGTGGGGACCGCAAGGGGGACACTATCATGAAAGCAGCAACGATTTATGGCAGCGACCACGGTGTAACTCCTGACGTTATCGACGACCAACTGCTAGAGAAGCGCGTGGGTTTTTGGGAGAGATTCAAAGGCCCAAGAGTGGGGGATTATATCGAGTTTGCCGATGGCATCACCCACAGATTCTCGCACGATCACGGTAAGGAGTGGGGAATCCAAACGAGTCCAAGCGGGAGCTTTTACATGACCGTAGGTGGGTATCTGAATTTCTCCGGTGGGTTAGATCCAGCCATCAAACACGATCAAGTCGAAGACAGTGGAGAGCAGCGGGAAGGTTTCGTTTGGTTCTTCCACCATGACCGAGCCAGAGCAAGCAACGCGGTAAAGGCTACGATCCCTTGCCGAGTGTTCAAGACTTCATCCAAGAGTGACCACTGGAAGAAAAGGGGGTGAACAATGACCAATCGTTAGGCGCACAGCCTCACCGTCAGCGGTGGGGCTAGTGGGCTGAATGAATGGCCCGGAAAGGATAGGGAACCATGACAGACGGTTATCAACCAACGGTACAGGAGCAGATGCGAGTGAGGGCGCGAGTGTGTTGGGTCGTAATGGACCGCAACGAAAAGGCAGCGGTACGCATTGGAATAGCACCAGCCTGGACCATCGAGAAGGATCTAGGGGAGAAGCACATCACAGGGTTCAGCAAGCTGGACGATGCGGAGAGCAACCGCGAATTGAGTGTTGCATTGATGGACCTGACCAACAGCAGAGGGGAAGGGATGATCGTATGAAACAGAAACCTAAAGAGATCACAGTGGACGAAGCACTAGGCGGCCCCATCAAAGTCAGGGAGCAAGGCACAGCCCCAAGCGGAGTCAAGCTAGTTCAGGAGTGGTGCGAGTGCGAAGACAGCACTTTTCTGTGCTACCCCGAAGATGGGACTTGCACCTGCGGGGAGTTCAAGCATCACGTTCATTGTGTCTGCGGAAAGATAAGTCAAACAGGGTAGAAAGGGGAGTGCAGAGTGAACAAGACAGACAAAGGAATCACCGACATAAAGGATCTAGCCAGGAGCCTGATAGGTGTGTGGGCTGACTATGTTCTGCCAGCAAACAAGACCAAGCCAAACCATGTGAGTGACACGATCTCAGACCTGGAGAGCATTGGAGAAGACATCCATAAGAAGGCAACCGCACTATGGGAGCAAGCCAAGCTGGACTACCCCGATGAGTAGGACGAAGAAGAAGCCCAGGGGTTTCGCTGACAAGTGCTGGGGATGCGGGGAGAAGTACCGCGTCGAAGTGTTCGAGTTTTGGGATGATCGTAACTTCATGCTGGACAGTTGTTGTGAGTGGGGAATGTGGGACTTCGTAGACAACGCGGAGCGAGTGGATTGGAGAGAGCTATTCCTAGATGTGTGGCCTTTCAAGATTCGCCAAGTGTATGACAATTTTGAGTCCCTGAAGATCGACTACGGCCTACGAGAGTGCGGGGTGACACTGGCCCAGGCCAAGCAGTTCGTCAAGGAGTGGCACAGGCATCACAAGCCACCGATAGGCTGGAAGTGGGGACACGCGCTCCAGAACGGAGAGCGAGTTGTCGGGGGTGTGCTGGTCGGAGTCGTGATGGTGGGTAGGCCAGTAGCCAGGGCGATCAACCACAACGAAGTGGTGGAAGTGAACCGGCTGTGTATTCGCACGGACCAGGATCAAGCATTGGTCTGGAACGCAGCCAGTATGCTCTACACGGCAGCGGCCCACGAAGCACAGCGCAGAGGGTTCAAGAAGATCATCACCTACACACTGGAAAGCGAGAGCGGTATCTCACTGGAAGCAGCGGGGTGGATGCCCGAAGCACGGACCAAAGGGGGAAGCTGGAATACACCAGCAAGATCCCGGCAGGACAAAGGCCCGACCTGTCGCAAGATCAGATGGGCAAGGGAGCTAACCAAATGACAATCACGATCATAGACATAGGCCAAGTTCGGAAAGAGTACGCCCAGATATTAGCCACTGAGGAGAGGCTGAAACTTCGTCAAGAGGAGCGCGACAACAGGGAACTGGAATCACAGGTCTGGATCGTCCACGACAAAGACACTGGAGAAGTGATAGCAGTTGCCGACACCAAGACGATGGCAACCAAGAGAGCGGTTGCGGTGTTGATATTCCCTGAGATCAAGGCCAGGAAACACGCATGGTTGGACCTGGATAAATACTCACTCAAACAATTCAACTTGGAGAAAATATGAAGTGGAACAAGCCAATCTCAAGAGTGTTTCGGCTGGTGCTGGACACAAGGCCAGTACCAAGAAAAAAGGATCAAGTGACGGTGACACTGTACGGCTGGCAGATCGGGTTCAGACCCTACAAATCGCAGACGGAGCATCGTGTCTCGCTGCACTCCGTTTATCGGCTGGCATTGGAGCGCGGTGAACAGTGGAAGAACGGGAAGCCCAAGGAATGAGCGACAAACAAAGATTCAGTAAGTTACAAGCCTTGCAGGAGATCAGCCAGCACTTCGATCTTATTGCGAAGGCGTATTCCAAGGATATTTCACGCTGTCAGGCGTTTACCCAGGCAGCAAAGATGGTGAGGGAATATCTACCAGCTGACAAGAGAAAATGTGTGTAGGTTGTGATACAATCATGGATACATGGATAGGGAATACAAAGCATCAAATCAACATCGCAGCGGTGAGTCAACCTTAGCCGGTGCGTCCTACCAACGGTTGAATTGAAGGGAGCTAGTAATCAAATGGGATCACGAATGACACTGACAGAAAAGGAATGGATCAGAGCGCGGGTAAGCGCAGAGTTTGGGCCGGTTATCAATGGTCTACGGGATCGTCTGTTGCCTCTGAAGCAGAAATTCACGGACCAGCTGTACCGCTCGTTGGGACTGGCCCAGGCCGAGAAGGAAATCCTCCAAGCGGTCAAGAAGATCAAGAGGCTCAACGCGCAGTACAAGGAAGCGTCAGGAGTGGAGTGCATCGAAATCCAGGTCAAGACAGGACCAGGGGAAGTGCCTACCTATGGTGGAGACAGATGGGCCGACACTCCCTTTGCGCGAGAGGTCCAAGCCAAGGTGAAAGCAACGAAGGAAGCGCGTCATTTGGTTGAAGCTGAAGCCAAGTGTCGGCAGCTGGAAGATCAGGTCATGCTGGCAGGGTTCCCAGAGCAGTTGGTGAACCTGATTGAGAAGGAACTGCCAAAGGCCACAGGCCAGTACGCCAAGCTACTGACCAACGGGAACGGGAATCGTCAGCTAGGGGCATAACGCCCCGACAGGTGGGGGAGATAGGCCATCGGCTCCCCCGCTTGCAATTCGCAATTCGCAAACAGCGAATGAAGGAGAAAGAGAATGAGTGAAACCACGACAGTAGAGGGCGCAGCCAACCTGTTCGGTGAAATACCGACAGCCCCAACGACCAAGAAGAAGACGAGCAAGGCGAAGCAGGACCGTGAGGTAATCGAGTTCAAGGATTTTGACGTTGTAGCATCCTTGGGCATCTTGATGAAGGCTATGGAGTCGGTGTTCAAGCAGAAGGTCGCAGCGGCCAAGGAATACGCGATTGATACCTTCGTGAAGAAGATGCTGAAGGATGGGATCAAGCCCGATAGCTTCACCGCAAGGGGTGAGCTAGGGACCGCGTTGGTGAGCCTACGCAAGCGTGGCGGCAACTTGAAGGTGGACGACGAAACCGCCGAGAAGCTGATTGCTCAAGGGATTCACATGGAAGTGATCGAGAGCGTACCTGAGAGGCTCATTATCAACCCGGAGATCCTAGAGGACCAAGAGGCAATCCAGGCAGTAGCAGAGGCGATCAAGACGCATCCTAAGCTGAAAGACAAGGTAGTGGTGATGCAACAGAAAGCGGAGAAGCACTATGCGGTGAGTGAAATGACCATCCCGCAGCTGGCAATCAAGGCCACAGATGAAGCGCAGATCCGCGAAGTGATCGGCAAGCTGTCCAGTGTGAGCGTGGGCCGGTTCGTCATTGAGGAGTGCGCTGATGGTGGAGAGCAGAAGAAGAAGGCTATGGAGATCCTGTTTGGAAAGGGCATCCTCTAGTGGACTTCAAGGAGTGGCGTTACCTGTATCCACCCAGGCCAGAGTCGGCAGTAACGTGCGATCTGATAACCATGTACGAGAAGGAACGATGGGTGGCTCAGTACAAGAAGAATGGGACTTGCGCCGTGATCGGCGTTGGTCCCGACCACTCCTTTCAGTGGATGAACCGTCACCGTGACAACCTGAAGTGGACACCAACCGAGCGGATAGCAGGGATGCTGTGGGAGATTTTCGGCAGCGGGAAGTGGACCGTGCTGGTGGGTGAGCTGCTCCACTCCAAGGTCAAGGGCATACGGAACAAGCTGTACCTGTTTGACTACATCGTGCTGGAAGGCGAGTACCAGTTGGGGACAACATTCAGGGAGAGGGAGAAGATCCTGCAAGACAGGTTCGAGCCGTATGTGGAAGCGGAGAGCGAGTCACACTGGCTGGCAACGGACGATGTGTGGCTGGCAAAGACACAGCATTTCGGGCTGGAAGAAGTCTTCAGGTCGATGAACAAGCCAGAGGATGAAGGGCTAGTGCTGAAAGATCCAGAGGGGAAGCTGAGGGACTGTGAGCGAACTGGAACCAACGGCCACTGGCAAGTGAAAGTGAGGCATCCAAAAGCGAATTTTGCGTGGTAACGAAAGGATAGGGAATGATTCTACAACCAGACGAGAGGAATGTGCTGGACGACCTCCAACACGACGATCAGTTGCAACAGATGGCAAGGTTCAGGCCGTTGTCGGAAGCGCAAGCGGAGTACGTTGACCAATGGGTGAGCTACTACGCCTGTCAGTACGACTGTATCAACATGACCGATACCAGGGTGTTCGAGATCCTCGACGCGATCAACCGGGCCGATTGCTTTGAGTTTGAGGGTGAGCCAGAGCCAGAACCTTTGAGCAAGCGCGAGTATCAGTTGAGCTATGGCCCCGACACTTATTTTGAAGCTGGAAGGGAAGACTGACCATGATGCGACAAAGCCAGATAGCCGAAGGGATGATCTCCAAGCTGCGACAGGCTGTGTTGGATAACCCGCTCAGTGATCCTTGCACCAAAGAGATCCTTGACGCGCTGCGGGAGCTACTTCGATACGTTCAGATCGTGGAGCAGAAGTGTGAGCAAGCGGAGATCGTAGCGAACAGACGAAGATTTTATTAACCAGGAAGGGAGCGTGAAATGAAAGACAAGACGTTTTGGAAAGTGCTGAGGGGAATGGGGCTGAAGTGGACAGCCGGGGACAGGATCATCCCTTATACGCCGGAAACAGAACCCCGGTTCAACAAGCTAGGGGTCGTCAGATCCATTGTGAAAGTGGCAATGGGGATGGGCGTTGAGAGGCTCAAGCCTGTGTGTCCGATCACGGCTGTTTGCTTTGAGGAAACAGGGTGCTACTACCCCGTAATGCGGTGGGAACAAGCAGCTAGTGACTTGGGGCTGGATGCAATGTTTGCTGATGGCCTTGCCTCGGCAGCGGATTCAAAGCTGTTGCATGACCCCCAGGTAAGGGAAACGCTGTTGGAAGCCGTGGGGGTGGAACATGAGTAATTTACCACCCGGAGTGACGAGTGCCATGATCCCAGGCAACAGACCTTGGGACATTGAGATCGAGAAGCTGTTCGATGAACTGGATGGGATGATCGTGACCTTCCTGAACGACAGTGAGATCGTGGACAAGGCTGACATACCCCAGGTGCTGCGAGACTTGCTGACGCAGTACGAGCGAGAGTTGAGGCAGGAGCTACTGGACAACGGCAGACCACATGGAACCCACCCAACGATGGGTGAGTGTGAGTGCGACGAGTGCCAGAAATACGATGAAGCCGTAAGGAAGGAGAAGGAGCATGAACCTGGAAGCTGAGATCAAAGTAAACATGGACCTGGAAGCTGAGATCGAGCGGAAGAAGGACCGCGCCAAGACCAAGGCGATCACGAATTTGGGCCGCTACAAGTTTATGAATTTCGGCTATTGGGCAGCTGTGTGGGTTCACCTGAACCAGCTGTCAGGAAAGAAAGATCCGAGTCCCTTCAGGGACTTCGTGGATCACGCCCGATACCTACAAAAACCAACCAACCAACAAGAAGGAGAAGACGAATGAACTTACTACACCGTGCTATTTTCGCTGTCAGGCATTGCCTGACAAATGAGGAGAGTCGGTACACTCTCAACCACATCAAGATCACGGCAGACGAAGCCCAGGCCACAAACGGGCATATCGCCTTGCGAGTGCAAACCAACGGGATCGAGAGCGATGCGTTCCCTTCCGAAGTGCCAGGGCTGAAGGCGATCAAGCCGGTGAACGGTGATGTTGAGGAGATCAGGCTGTCGAAGCTGACCGCCGACAAGTTGTTCAAGGCACTACCGAAGAACGGACTACTTCCTGTTCTTCAGAACGCCTACATCGGCCTGGACGACGACAAGCCGGTGATTGCGGTGACAGACCTGGATAGCAGCCAGATATTCAGGACAGAGGAAGTGAACGGGCAATTCCCCGACCTGGACGTTCTCAAGAAGGAAGAAGAACCGAAAGCCAGGGTGTGCCTGGATGCCTACTACTTGAACGAAATGTGCAAGGTGCTGCGAGACTTCCACAGCATCAAGCAAGGGGATTGTCCTATCCTTTTCGAGTTGTGGGACAAAGAGGATTGCATCGTTATGTCAGCCAGGAACGACACAGGCCAGAAGTTGAAAGCATATCTGATGCCGATGGCCTTCGATGAGGATGAGTTTCAATTCAGGACTCCAGAGGAGTTGGAAAAGGAAGCAGCGCGGAGAGTCAAGGAGAGAGGAGAACAGGACATGGCTGAAGCATTACGACAGCATCAACAGGCCGAAGCAGAAGAAGAAGAAGAAGAAGATCCCGATGCCTTGAACAGCCATTACCAGGGTGACGATGTGATGAAGACACCCCCGGAGAACATCGGCCTGAAGCCTGACACAGACGACGAAGATCCGGACGCTCACGACGAGCCACCCAACGACGACGAAGCTGAATAGCTTTTGCGCTCCACCGATGGGTGGGGCGTGATGGCTAGTCAAGGTGATTAGTCAGCAACAGAAAGGAAGGATAGGGATTATGTTTACAGTCACTTACAAAGGGTTCGACGTTGCCTGTGAAACGGCCCAGGACGCAATCGAGTTCGTTGATGCTGCCGACAAGCCGAAGATCCAGGCAACCACCAGGCCGACGACCAGGCCGACGACCAGGAAGCCCAGGAAGCCAAAGACCAAGAGGGCTACACCGGACAGGGCAGAGAAAGACAAGCGCAACGCCAAGGCGAGAGCCGCTTACCTAGCGAAGCATCCTGGAAAGACGACGACGACGACAAGCCGACTAGAGGCACTACCGTCGAAGCCAACCCACATTGGCAGAAAGCCCGAAGGTGGAAAGAGAGCCAGGACTTCCCAGGCTGTGATGGACACACTGAAGCGCAGCCCATCCCCGTTGACGCTGGATGAGATCGACACGGACCTGGAGAAATCAGGCTGGCCCTACAAAGGCCAGGACCGCAAGGGCGCGATCCGAGCGACACTGGCCCGACTGAAAGCCAACGGGACGGTTACTACCTTCCTGCGTGGTGAAGGCTCTGCCGGTGGTGCCATGCAGATGTTTCGATTGGAACGGACCAACGGGGACGTTACCACGCCAGTCGAGCAAGCCCTGACACCGGGCAGGGAAGAACGCGCAGAGATTGAGGACTCCGAGCAGCAGATGGCAGCAGACGAAGCGAGAGCAGAAGCTGAAGAAGAAGCGCGAGAGTTCTAGGACGACACTATGCGCCCACCCCTCGGATGCCTCCGGGTGGGCGCGGCGGCGAAGGGAGAGTGTTAATGCCAGTTTATTGGGAACCGGATAAGGACGGAAGGGAACAGCCCAGGGTGGAGTTGTACGAGTCACCACCACCGAAGCGCGATTTCGGACGGTACATTTTGATGTTGATAACAGCTGCTCTGACAGCACTCATTGTCAGTTGCTAGAAAGGAAAAAACGATGAAGAAATCAATTCAGATCAGTGTGGATAAGCAGATCCTGCTCCGAGCCAGGAAGAAGGCTTTGGGGAAGGAAACGGTAATCAGCCATGTCATTGAGGGCTTCCTGACATTGTGGGTCAACGAGCAGATCCCTGACCCGGAAGTGTTGACGAAACTCCATGAAGAAGGGATGGACTTCCCGAAATGAAACGAGCGGTGATCTACGCCAGGGTGTCCACGCTGCGACAGGACGAGTCCCTGCAGCTGGCTGATCTGAGACAGCTGGCAAAGCGACACAAGTGGGACATTGTGACCGAGTACATAGACAGGGGCGTGAGCGGGTCGAAGGAGTCCAGGGAAGAACTAGACAAGCTGATGAAGGATGCCACGCGCAAGAAGTTCGATGTGGTGATGGTGTGGAAGTTTGATCGGTTCGCCAGAAGCATGAAGCATTTGGTCACAGCCCTGGAGGAGTTCCGTATCTTGGGTATTGATTTCGTGTCTCACCAAGAGGCCGTGGATACAGCTACGCCGATGGGTACAGCCATGTTCGGGATGATCGCGGTCATGGCTCAGTTCGAGCGAGAGCTGATCCGTGAGCGAGTACGGGCAGGACTGGAAAATGCCAAACGGAAAGGAGTGCAACTCGGCCGGCATGAGACACGGTTCGATGTGCAGGAAGCGATCATCTTGAGGAAAGAGGGTGTTTCGTGGGGGGAGATCTCCAAGCGGTTGGGGGTTTCCAAAACAGTGGTTTACAGACGTTTACAGAAAGGGGAAGGGAAATGACAGAATTACAAGTTTTGGTGTGGGCTGCACTCATACAATTCGTTGTCCTAGCTGAAGTGGCGGTGATTGTCAGTGTAGCGAGACTCGCCTGGACAGGAGGGTTCTGATGACTTTTGAAGGAATGTTCAAACAGGCCAAAGAGAAGCTACTGCCTCATGTTGGTCCCGGTCACCACATCGAGATCATGTATTACGGGACCGCGAAGTTCCCAATTAACATCGCCATCGAGTGTATGGATTGCAATGAAGTTTTGATCGACTTCACACTCACCGATGAGCAAAAAGCAGGGAGAGAACAATGAAATTTTACCAAGGCCGAAGAACTGGAAATGAATTGACTGTCCATGTGGTCCCCGACCATACCACTGTTGGGGACCGGGAGCCACTGACCCACGTTTCCTACCACTCACCGGACGGATTTGAGTGGGGGTACGGCGGCAGCGGTCCAGCGGATCTGGCTATGGCTATCCTGACAGACTTCTTCAGTGAAGATCCTGTAGCCGTACAGACGTATGCGCAGAAAGGCCAAGGGGAACCATCGGCAGCGGTCCATGCTCATCAAAGGTTCAAGGATAAATTCATCGTGGGGTTGCCGAGGAGCAGCTGGAAACTGACAGAAGATGAAATCAAGGAGTGGTACTACGAAGTGATCGGTGCGCTGTGCAAGGAGTGTAAGTGTGGGATGAAGGAATCGGATGGCTGTCGCTTGTTCGGGATACCGATGAAGGATGGCAGCACAGGTGATCCGATCAAGCACGGAGAAGAAAAGAGAGCGGATTGGGGCCGTGATGGGCATCGTTGTCACGACTGTGGAGCGAAGGTTGGTCACTACCATCACCCAGGCTGCGACGTTGAGGAATGTCCAGGGTGCGGTGGGCAGCTGATCGGCTGCGAGTGCTTGATGGTGGACGAAGATGCTGAAGAAGGACTCGGTTAAGCCTGGGTCCAACGGGAAGGAGGGTTGGTGGTATGAACTCACGCCACTGACCTTCGCCCGATGGCGCATCATCCTGACTGATGGCTACTCAGTGGACGATGGGTGGTGATACGACGATCTGTTGTCAGCGGTCGCTGGCCTCGCTGCGTTTAACCCTGAAACTATGGACGAGCCTGAAGGCTGGATGAGAAATCTTGAAACGGGTCGTCGTCGCCCTGGTGGTGACCCAACGAAAGAGTACGTCCACCGATAGGGGACATCAACTAACATTCCCGTCAGTGGCTAACATTCCCCTGTGACTGACGCACGGCCCTTGCAAGACAAGTCTATTATGCAGCCTCTTCCGGAGGCTCGTCAACGATCTCCCCTTCAGCCGGTTCCGCAGCAGCGGGTTGCGGTGGGTTCAGGAGGACCGCAGCTTCCTGCATGAGTTGATCTTCCATTCTCCGGTGTTCGCTGTTCATGCGGGAGTACCTGTCCAACCAACCCTTCAGTTTGTTACTGAATAACCTCTCCTCGAGTAGGCTCCTATCGAAGCTCTCCTTTTGCGCAAGCATGGCCCGAGAGAGGGAATCAACGTCCTGCTGTTCGTGGAGCTGGTCCGATCGGTCGGACTTCACAAGGGATTGCTCTTTGTCTTCGGTCATCAAGATCCTCCAGAGAAGTGGTTTCAGTTTACGGAGCAGCCATTTTTCAAAACTCGACCTTCTTTTCATGGTTGTCATCGAAGTACATTTC